GTCAAAGGGTTGGCTGCAGACTTCAGACCTAGTGGCAACCATAATATTGATAGTGCTGTCGCTGCCATTGTTGATAGCGATATTCCTTACGACCAAATTCTTAATGAGTACGATAGCTGGGTTCATATATCTTTCGCAGAGAGTGGTGAATCTCCTAGAAAACAGGCATTAATAGTAGACCATACAGGAACTACGTTATACAATAAATAGATGAACAAGTCAGTATTAGTCATATCTGATCTACACATTCCTTATCATCATAAGGATGCGTTCAGCTTTCTTCGTGCATTAAAAGACAAATACAAGCCAGATATGGTTGTAAACATTGGTGATGAACTAGACCACCATGCTATATCTATGCACGAACACAATCCTGATTTAATGTCAGCAGGTGATGAACTACGCAATGCTAGGCATTACATCAAACAATTAGAAGAAATCTTCCCTAGAATGACAATAGTGCATAGTAACCATTCGTCATTAGTTTACAGGAGAGCTTTAAAATACGGATTACCTAAAGACTACCTAAAGTCATACAATGAATTTTTAGGTGTTGGAAAAGGTTGGCAATGGGTCGATGATTTAACATTGACGTTAAGTGATGGTACTCGTTGCTTTTTTACGCATGGTATGTCAGCCGATGTATTGAAGGTAGCACAACAATACGGTATGAATACTGTGCAAGGACATTACCATACCAAGTTTTCTATTGGCTATTACTCTAACCCAGATGCTCTTATCTGGGGTATGCAAGTTGGATGTTTAATTAATCAAAAGTCTATGGCATTTGATTATGCTAAAAACTTTAAATCACGTTTCATAGTAGGATGTGGAATGATTATTAATGGGCAACCTAAACTCATGCCAATGGTTCTTAACGAGGATGGTCAATGGAACAAAAAACTACCGTAATACGATTTGAAGCGTCAGCCGCACTAAAACTATTTCATCAACTTAATAAACATAAACTTAAATACAATCATTTGAGGAAGGCAGATATGGATATTTCTGAAATTGCTGAACACATGACAGGGAAGCAAATTGAGGCTATCGATGTGGTTTATGGCGAAGATATACTTACTATCTATCTGTCAGATGGTAGTGACGTTGAGCTTATTGTCGACTCTATTTATTGTAATGTGCCTGATTTAGATGACTAAGTGGAAGTGGGTTTATTTTATATTTTTCATATCTTTTGCTTTGCTTTGTGTGTTTATGTTTTGCTATATTGTAGTGGCTAGTGGATCACAGAGCTAAAGAAATCACTTTACCAGACGGTACACAAACAGATACATGGTCTAAAGAATACATGTATTACTGTGAGGCGTTATCTTTTTCTAAAAAGCCACTACAATTTAGACGGGATATGTTAGAAAAAATTTACAAAAGAAATCAATTAGAAAGATTAGATAAAGTGAAATATTGGCTAACACATATTTGGAAACATAAATAATGGCAAACTATTTAACAGAAACACCTTTAACGCTAAGAGATAAGCTATTTAACTATATATACGGTCAAACAGGAAACCGTACTATGGCTAAAAATGTTGCTGGTGATATGTCTGGTAATTTAAGTTTATTTGATTTAACAGGAATACCTTTAGGTGAAGAAGCTGGTATATTAACTGGTGAAGGTTTAGCTACAGGTAATATTGGTAATGCTGGTGCAGGTCTTGGGCTATTAGCACTTGGCACTCTTGATCCATTAAAAGTTGGTAAACCAATTGTAAATGTAATTAAAGAACCAATTAAAAAAACAATAAAAAAAATTGCTGGTGCACCATACGGTATATTATCTAAAGCAGATGAAAACAAAGCTATCAATCAATATGTAAAAACAGTTGAAAAAGGAATTGCAGGTGCTGACTGGTATGATAAAGGCGGTAAACAAATTTTAAAATTATCTGGAGATAATCCAGAAATGGCAAATAAATTTGCTGAAAATTTAGCAACTACATCTGCTGGTACAGGAGTTGCTCCAAATACTGTATTTTCTATTAAAGGTCATAATCAAATTATGGCAGGTGATCCAATTGCTACTGGAAGATTTCCTAAAACAATGGGTAAACAAATAGATGAAATATATAATACAAATCAATATACATCTGGACAAAAAAGAATACCATTTGCAGATCAAATAGCAGTAGGTGGTGGCTTTTACTCTAAAGAAGCTGGACAAGCAAATAGAGCAGTTCATGATATTTGGGATGGCAGGGCATGGGGGTATACAGACCCTAATGGAAAACCAATCACACGAGGATTTACTCCAGTTGAGCATAAGTGGATGGATACTCAAATGGATAAAGTTATTGATCAACTCAATAAAAATAAAGTTGGAGGTAAAACTAATTGGACTCCAGGACAAGCACAAGCTGCATCATGGACTGGTGCAAAAATAGATGCAGGAGCAGTTAATCCATCAAACGCAGCATATAGTTATGCCGAGGCATTGCCAGAAAATTATGCGTATCAATCTAGAGAGGCTATTCCTGGAAAACAAGCTGGTCATATGAAAGGTATTATTGATGCTCCAGAAGATGTGCGTAGAGCATACGACAAAGAAGTAACTGGTATTTTATATGACACACAAGGAAGAGATAAAATATCTCAAGGTGTTGGATTATTAACAGATGAGGCTATACCTACAACTGGATATTTTGAAGGTCAATTCAATCCAAGTATGCAATCAAGAGTAGCTGTAGGAAGAGAAACTGGTAGTCCATATATAGATGAGTCATCAAGAAAACTTCTTAATGCAACAGAAGGTTCTTATGGATTATTAACTGCTCAAGATGCGGCTGCATGGCATACACTTGCACCTAATAAAGTTGCACTAAAAAATTCTGACATTGCAGAATTGTCACTAGGTAATACATTATCTACAGACCAAGCAAAAAGATTATCAGAAATAAATAAAAAACTTGTTGATAAATATAATTTAGATTATGAACCACTGGCGGTTATTGGATCAGACAAGGGAGTTAGATTATTAAATACAGCAGGTCAAGGTTCTGAATTTAGTAAAAACTTTGCAAGTGAAATTAATGCAATATCTAAAGAATTAGGTGGAGAAGTAAGATTAGGAACTGGATCAAGCAATTATTTTGAAATGTCTGATTATGTTAAAAACATTAACCCAGAATCTAAATCAAAAATAATTACAAGTCTTGATAATACTTTACCTGGACTTGCATCAAAGATGAATGAACTAGATACAAAATTTGCAAAAGAATATGGTTATGATTTATCACCAGTAATTATGACTGTAAGAAAAGCTATATCTACTGACGGATTAAAAGGATTAACAGCATTAATAGCTAGTGGTGCAGTACCAGCAGCTATTGCTGATGAGATTACTCCTCTTTTAGAGAGGCAAGATAAACAGAATTTGAAGTAGCAAAGGCATTTTTTGAGTTTGCCTCTGCTTCTGCTTGTTTATATGTAAGACCAGCACGGTGCTTTTTTCCTGGTTCATCTAATCTTCCTTTACCTAAAACAACATACTGATTTTTTGTATATCGCTTATCTGTATTTTTTTCTACCCAAAAATATCTATCATTTATTTTATTTGCTTTTTTCTTCAATTAATCCTTCCTCTATCAAAGATTCTGCTGTTCTACCAAACCAGCCTTGTAAACTCCAAGCTAATCCAGTATTAACTAAATGCTGCCATGCAGCCAGATATTGTTCTTCTGACTCGCATGGTTCAAATCCTTCTGCAATTCCAATTGCTGTATAATTATCCATTACTTTTCCTCCTTTCCTGCTTTTAAAATTTTATCTGCAGCAGCAAATATTTTTAATGCTGATTTATTTTCTATTTTGTCATCTCTTAACCAATGTTGAACATAACCTCTAGATTCTTTTGCACCATCAAAACCAAGTATTTGGCAAAGAATGTATGCTACTGATTCTGCTTCAACTTCTCTAATGTCTTTTGGTGTAAATTCGCTATCTGATAAAGTACCTTCAGAGCAATGACCTAACACATTATGAGCAAGTTCATGGAATCTTGTTTTATGTGGGTATTGAGCAACAGGGTTAATTGAAATAACGCCTTCTTTAGCATAACCTTGACAATTACCGTTAGGGTAGTCAAATCTCTCTTCAGTAATGTTAAGATTTTTTAGAGCTATTTCTTTATTCCACTCTGGTGATTTTTGTTCGTGTGCAAATTCTTCAGCACCGTCAATTGGTTCTGTGCTGTGTAAACCAAACCATCTTGGTACAGATTTAAAACCTTTGCCCTTAACAGGTTCACCGTTAGCATCTTTGATCTCAGTTCCATCGTTATACTTTTTAATGTATTGAAATGGAATAAGTAGTTCTAATGCTTTAGCACCTTTTTTAACCTGTCTACCTTTTTCTTCCCATTGCTTATATGTTGCTATTGGCTGTATATCTTCATCACGTTCCCAGAGCTGTGCAGCAGCTAGGATTTGATTGCCAACAGAATAAGTATAGAAAGTTTCATAGCAGTTACTAAGAATACCTTCCTCGTTTACTACATCTTCTAAATATTTTGCATAGTTTGTTTGTTTCATTTTAATCTCCTTTGTTTAAATTACAGAAATAGTATAGGAAATTAAAAACAATATGTCAAGTATTTTGACTAAATATTTTTATTTATTAAGCATGTATTCTACGACCCACAATGGTCAATAAATTATCAAGTGCAAGACTATAATCACGTTCGTGAAACATAGTCTTTTTTAGGTTCAAATGCTGTGCATACACAGCTTTTTTTTGCGTGTCAGGTAATGAATCGACACAAGCATCTAATATTCTTACATTCTCACTATCAGCTACTTCTATCATTTGTTCAAATACATCGTGGCTAGATTCACCACCAGACGATAACAATATAGACTTTTTAGGGTATCCAAGCTCATGGCTATCTGTTTTCATCCATTGTGTCCAATCATCTAATAAAGCCTCTAAACGATCAAGCCTCATTCATTCGCTTCATAATTAACGTATCCTTGCCCATAAGCATGACTTAATATCTTAGACGGATAACTTACATTTTTACACGTATCAATCGTGCGTTTAATTCCTTTTGCTTTTTTTGATAATTCAATAATTTTTTTAAACTCAGGATGTAACACAGAATCTAATAAACATGTCTCTGGTAGCTTATATAATGTCCACCGTTGCGTTTTTCTTGATGAAAGCATATCTTTGTTCATCATGTATTTAATTATGTTATGTACCGCCTGTGGGTAAAGTTTTATTTTTTTTCCAATATCAGGCACATTCATTTCGCCATTTTCTAACACTTTTTCTATTAATTTTACTATATCTGCCCTTCTTGCTTTAGTGCCATCATCTAATGTGTACCAAGCAATACCATCTGCTATCATTCTACTTCCCCTTTTTTGTGTATTTTATAAGTGTGTTCATTCATTATCTGATAATTTTTTTTATTATCATTAGGCATAAACGTAATGCTGTAGTTGTAACCGTCTATCTTAAAATAATCAGTTTGAATCTTTGGTGTCTTTTCTTTTTTTGTCATGTGGGCAATATCCTTTTAGTTCCATATCGTTATGACACCACCATCGTTTGTTGTACCATATACGACCAGGTGCAGAACAGATGTGGCAAGAACGGTCAGTTTTAACTTTCGTCATTTAGTGCGTCATCAATCCATTCATCTTGCTTTACTTTAGCCTCTAGTGCTGCTATTTCAGATTGATGGACTTTTACCATTTGATCGATATACCATTGTGCTTTTTTTAAATCTTCGATTTTGTCCATAATCTTTTCAGACTTTAAACCTTCTCGACTAATATATTTAAAAGCATTACCCTTTAGATAACCATAGTATTCAACAGGTGACATCTTAGCTTTGATGTATTCAATCGTTTCAATGCCACCATGTTTATAGTGATCTGGGTTTATTGTATCACTCATTTTTTAGACTCCTTAATTAAAGGTTCATCTCTAATGTCAAAACATTCTTCTTTAGTTTTCACAAAAACATAACTGTTTGGTGTTGCTGATTTAAACAGTTTATCCTTTTTACACTCATAATTGTGTTTATCGGTATTCATATAAACATAACCATAAAAACACATGCTTAATATTACCACCGTATAGCTTCCTATTGCAATAATACATTTCATTAGTGTACTCCTTTGTCTGCTGATTTTTGTAATTCATTTACAAAATGTTCAATGCCTTGTCCAGATTTTAATACTTCTACAATATCTGTGCCATTTTTAGCTAATCTATCCAATGCTTTGAATATAAATTCAACTTCCTCATCAGTCATTTCATTTCTTGGTTTATTCATTAATTCTAAAATGTTCATACAAATCATTACCTCCTACTCATACATTGTTCTATAAGAACTTGTACTCGTTTAAATTATAATTCAGTCTAATCTCAAAGAAAGGAGAAAAGACTATGTGGACTACACCATCAGCTACTGAAATGCGTTTTGGCTTTGAAGTTACAATGTACGTTTGTAACAAGTAAAAAAATGGGCATATTTATATGCCCTTTTCTAATTTCTTACCATACTTAAATAAATCCTCTTTTTTAATTAAAAAGGCTTTTTTAGATACACTATCACCTTTACCAACAAACTCTGCATAAGTTAATTTAGCCATAAATATTGCATAGTAAATGTATTTCTTTTCTATACATATAAATTCATTGCCATCATAAAAAATCCAAATGTCTGCTTCGCTTGTGAGTAACGCAGATGGTTTGTCATACATTTCAATTTCAATAACAATATTACCAGTATATTTGCTTTTACCATCATACTTAACTTCAACACCCTTTTGTATTTCTGGTATCCAAATATCATATCCTTTGTACTTATTAATAATACTTGCAGAAGAATATTTCTTTTTAATAATATCTAAGACTTGTTCTTCTATTTTTAAACCGATAGACAAATCTTCTTGAAATGTATTTTCCATTTAAAACGCTAAATCATCTTCAAAATCATCAAAACTTGGTGGAGCTTGTCTTGTATCTGCTGGCGTAGCTTCACGCTTAGGTTGTATCTGACCAGACATATATTTATTACCTGTTTTGCTTTCACGAATCCATGCAGACATACGCATTTCCTCGCCATTAACAGTAATTGTTCCTGTATAGTCAGGTCGTTTTTCATTACCTTGTTTGTCGTTCTTAAACAAAGCAAAAGTGTTGTTGTTATCATATTCAGCCATAATTATTCCTTATTTAATTCTTTTAATGTATTAATAACTTCATCTACCTCTAATAAAAAGATAGACACTTGTTCTTCAAGCATTTCTATATACTCATTATCACGTTCTACTTCAACGTACATAAGTTGTAGCTTAGGCTCAAAGTTTGGGTTGTAAGAAACAAAGTTAGCATATTTACAGTCTTTTCCTACACAAGCCATCTGCCACTGCACTTGACTTATATATCGACTAGGTAACTTACGTTCTAACAAATTCGTAGTATGGGTGGCTTCGATTGGACATTTAATCTCAAGCACACCATTATTAGGCAACAAGCCATCTGGACTAGCACCTGCCATTTTTATTGTAGGATGGTCTATAAAGCCGACCTGTTCTACTTTAATATCACGAACAATCTCATATATTTGACGAGCAGTATCTTCTCTATCAATACCATCTTGCATAGCCTGATTAATATATGTGTCTGTTTTTTGATTGGTTAATCGTTCTGTGGCTAACTGCATCTTGTAGCTTTTACGAACCGCAGCCTCACCTGATTTTATTTTGGCAAGCACGTCAGATACTTTACTTGCAGTAACCTTACCTAAACGTGCCTTAAACCATTCATCTGTGCGTTGTTCCATTAGAATGGGTCTCCATCTTGTTGTTTAATAGCATTAGCTACTTCTTCTACACTAGCTATTGATGTATCTACTCCCAAACCTAGGCAAGCTAATGCACGACCCCAACAGCTTGTCTCGCAATTCTCTATATAGCTAGTCTTGTTAATAAATGTAGAGCCTTCTTTTTCATACGCATGACCAGTTGCTCGTATTTGACCATCAATCACAATAACTGCTTTCATAACAACTACGCCATCTTGATGTGAAACAATTTCAGTCATAATAGAGCCTGTAGGGTATAGTTCCCTAAAAGCTCTGATACGTTCATTGACCTCAACATATTCTTTACCTTTAATATTAATTGTTTTTAATTTAGTCATATTAATCTCCTTTGTAATTTGGTTCTGGTAAATCTTCAAATCGTTTTAATGCAAGAATAGTGGCTACGGTTTTTGCGTAGCCTTCTTCCATAAATTGTTCTATTAAATTTTCTAATAATAATTCATTATTGATATTACTCATAACGCCTCCTTCCAATAGTCATAAGTTTCGTATGGGTTTTCTTCTAATGTTTCTTGTATCTTGCTAATAATTTTATGTTCTTCTTGATCGCTTAAATTAAACTCGACCAAATCATAATTATCATCAATATATTCTGCTTTAGTAATATAAACTACATTGCCATTTAATTCATAAGTAATGGTAACGTCTTGTTTATTATCTTCAACATATGCTGTGGTATCAAAATAAGCCATTATGCACCCTCCTTTAATTGTTTATAAGTTGCTATTTCTTTTTCTACAATCCATTTTTGATATTCTATAAGTTCTATTTCATTTAGATCATCCATAGAAAGAACAGTACGTTTTGGTTTCTCAAGTAAAAGTAAACCTTGAGTTGAGGCATCTAATGTTGCTTTGATTAAATCTGTCATTTTTATCTCCTTTGTTAAATTGACATCTTAATTGTAGGCTCATACAAATCGAATGTCAAGCATATTGACTTATAAAGTTTTAGAGTTTATTATGTTTGGTGAAAGGAATAAACATGACATTTAACGAAGCAATACAGCATTTCAAAAATCGTAGCCATATGTGTAAAGAATTGGATGTTACTAGGCAAGCTGTAAGTCTTTGGGCAAAGAAGCCTAATAAACCATTACCCAAGATTAGACAATGGCAGATTGAAATGATATTACAAAACAAAGGAGATTAAATGCACTACTACCAACATAACATTGGTGATTATAGGAGGGATACTAATTTTCTAACATTGTTAGAACATGGGGTTTATCGACAACTATTAGACCAATACTACTTAAATGAGAAGCCATTATCTTGTGATCTGGATAAGATATATAGGTTAATCATGGCTAAAACAGAGCAAGAACAAGAGGCAACTCGTATTGTATTGTCAGATTTCTTTATGAAAACTGAAGATGGTTACATTCATAAACGCTGTGATGACACTATAAATGAGTTCCAAAACAAGAGTGAAAAGGCTAGAGAAGCTGCGCAAGTTAGATGGAGTAATGCGAACGCAATGCAAACGCATAGCAAACGCAATGCGAATGGTATGCTAACCAATAACCATAAACCAATAACCAATAACTCAATAACCAATAACCAAGTATATAACGCAGATTTTGATACATTTTGGGATATGTATCCTAATAAAGTAGGTAAAAGTAGAGCCTATGAGTCATGGAAAAAACAGAAACCGTCATTAGATAAATGCTTACAAGCTCTAACTTGGCAAAAGAAATCAGATCAATGGGTCAGGGAAAATGGTAAATACATACCTAACCCTACTACATGGTTGAACCAGGGTCGATGGGATGACGAACCAAAAGAGTATTTAGTTAATTTTTAGGAGGATGTATGATTAATGAAGAAAAAATTAAATTTAGTAAAATGTTAAATACAGTTAATCGTATGTATTCAACAACATCTTTAACAAATGATGATTTGGGTGCTTGGTGGTATAAACTAAAACGATATGACTATAACGAGGTAGCTATAGCTTTTGACAAATGGACTTCGGCAAAAGAATTTATGCCAAAACCATCACAAATTATTAATATTATTAGTGGCAATTTAGCTTATCGTTATCCAAAATTAGATAAGCCAAAGATTGACCCAAAACTAGCTTTTGAAAAACTTAAACAGTTAAAGGATAAATTAGGATGGAACAGATAGATTTTAAATTAACGAAACATAACATAAATAACTTTGTCCAAAAGTTACATGAGCTTGATACTGAAAAGATATGGCACATAACTGTAAAGCCATTTAAATACAATCGTAGTAAAAGCCAAAACGATTACTATTGGTCGATGTTAGATGGGTTTACTAAACATATGGAATCTGGTGGTTATGTCACTCAACGTGATGATTGGCATGAATACTTTAAAAACCGTTATTTATCTGAAAATAAAGTTATAGGCAAGACTACATTTAAAAAAGTAAATAGCACAACTAAGCTCAATGAAAAAGAGTTTGCTGAATACATAAAACAAATACAAGGTTTTGTAGAAAAGTACGGTTTTATTTATGACTAAAAAAGAAAAAGAATGGTTAAATCGTATCAGCAGTTTTGGGTGTGTTATATGCAAAAAATATTTTGAAATACAAGACCCTCCGCCAGCTTGCTGCCATCATATAAGAGAAGGCATGGGAAAAGGACAGCGAAATAATGATTATATGGTGTTGCCGCTTTGCCAAGAACATCATCAAGGTAATACTGGTTTTCATGCAGGAAAGAAAACTTTTATTAGTAAATGGGGAACAGAGTCAGAACTGCTTGAATGGGTTTTAGATAATTTATAAGGGATATTATGAATGTATTAAGTTTATTTGATGGAATGAGTTGTGGGCAGATTGCCTTAGACCAACTAGGCATTAAAGTAGATAACTATTATGCAGCCGAAATAGATAAGTACGCTATTGAGATTGCTAAAAAGAATTATCCTAATACAATCCATTTAGGTAATGTTACCAAAATAAAAGGTAGTGATTTACCACAGATAGATTTATTAATGGGTGGCAGCCCATGCCAGGGATTTAGTTTTGCGGGTAAACAGTTAAATTTTGATGATCCTAGATCAGCATTGTTCTTTGAGTTTGTCAGATTGTTAAAAGAAACCAACCCTAAATATTTTCTACTAGAGAATGTTAGAATGAAAAAAGAATACCAGGATGTCATTACAGAACATCTCAGTGTTGAACCGATTATGATTAACAGTGCATTAGTCTCTGCACAGAATCGAGTGCGATTGTACTGGACTAATATACCTAACATTACCCAACCAAAAGATAAGGGAATTGTATTAAAAGATATATTACAAGATGAAATAGGATATGAATTATCAGATGCAAAAGTAGACAGAGTATTAAATTCACCTAGAGGAAAAGGTTATTTTTATGACCAAGACAAGCATCATAAGATTGGAACAGTAATTGCAGGTTATCATAAAGAGCCTACTGATGGAAGTTATATTAAATGTGCTGCATTTCGTGGTAGGTATTATGACCATGAAGGCAAAAGAACAGATCACAAAGAAAGTGTAGCTGGAAAAACAACACAACATTTAGAAATTAGAGATGATGAAAAAACAAATACTTTAACTACAGTACAAAAAGATAATGTAATCGTGAGTGATTATGCGTCTAAAAAATATGCACCTCATGGCGCAGAGTTTGCAGATCCTTATAATAAAACTCCATTAAAAGGAGACAAGTCTACAACACTACGTACTAATAGTAGTAATGGAAATATGTGGATTAAACAAGATGAACTTCGTTACAGAAAACTAACACCATTAGAATGTGAACGATTACAAACAGTCCCGGATGGTTATACGAAAGGCGCATCTAATACACAAAGATATAAAATGTTAGGTAATGGTTGGACAGTAGAAGTAATTAAACATATATTTAAAAACATGGAGGAATAACTATGATTGAATATGCTTTTGTATTGGTAATAAGCACCAATCCAATAGAAGATGATTTTAAATACATAGGTAACTTCGAATCTTGTCATCATGCAGAACTTTATATTTCTTTATACCATCCTGACAAAAGAGCAAGTAAATGTTTGCTGCAGCAGTACATTTATTTACCGGAAAACATTATTATAAAAAATATAGATATGCGTAGAGGCACAATAAGATATTATGATGAACATGATATGTGTAAAGTAAGGAGAGATTGTGATGAGTAA